ATATTGGGGATGTAGCATCTATCAATGCTATAGTAGGTGCAGGTGGATCACTTTCCTTTGTCGTCGGTTCTGGTGGAACTGGATACACAAATCCACAAGTATTAGTATCAGAACCATCTTATGAAAACCTTCCTGTAATAGGTGTTTCTAGACTTGGTATTGGTTCAACAACTACAACTGGTATTGGACTGTCAATGAGTCTAAAAGTAGGCACTGTAGGGGAAACTGGAGCGGGCGCAACTTACTTTGGAGTTACCGATTTTGAGTTTACAAAACTAGGATATTCTTTCCAAAGAGGTGATGTTTTCAAACCCGTAGGATTAGTTACAGATGCAAGATTAGCATCTCCACTTCAAGATTTCCAAATAACCGTTATTGACACATATACTGACAAATTCGCATCTTGGGAATTTGGAGAATTGGATATGGTTGATTCAATTTCATCTTTACAAAATGGCACTAGAGTAACTTTCCCACTTCGTTATAATGGTGAATTGCGTAGTATAGAGAAAGAAGAAGGTAGTAGAATTAATCTTGCAAATTGTCTTTTGGTGTTTATAAATGGTATTATCCAAGAACCAGAAAAAGCGTATATATTTGGTGGTGGAACATCAATACAATTTACCACTGCACCTAGAGCAGAGGATGATATTACGATTTACTTCTATAAAGGAATATCTGCTGACATATTATCGGCAGACGTTGATGAAACAATGAAAAAAGGTGATATTGTACAAGCTTTAAAAAATAATTCGGTGTCTGGTTCTGTAGAGCAAGGTCAAAGAACTGTTACTGATCTCACGTTCTCCAATAAATTTGAAACTAATCCTTATAGTGGTCCAGGAATAGAAACTGATGAAACAAAACAAAAACCTTTAGTATGGACAAAGCAAAAATCTGACAAAATAATAAATGGTGAAGTGGTATCTAAAGCAAGAGAATCTTTGAAAGCTTTGATATTCCCAACTGCAAATGTTATTGGTGGAATTTCTACTACTGATACTGAAATATTTGTTGATGATGTTACATTATTCAGATATGAAAATCCAGACATATCTTCCTTTGATATTTTGGTGATTGATGACGCCTCCGTTGGTGTTGGAACAACTGATCCAATTGATTATGTTGAATTTATGTCCAACTTTACAACTATTCAAGGAACAAGTGGATCTATTACTGGAATTACTTCTATATCTGCACCACAACTTGGAATAGAATTTACAATTGATGACGTAACAAATCTTCAGTCTGGATATCCAATTTACATAACAAACACTAAGGTTGGAAATGGAGTTACCTCTATTATCTCTTCCAATACCGAAGTGATTGGTATTGGAACTACTTACATAGATAACATTTATCACATTCAGTCTGTTTCTGTTACTGGAGGGACTGTTGGAGTTGTTACCTGTTTTGTTGATACTAATTCAAACTTGAGTGGAATTGATACAACAGGAACTGCTGATTATCCTGTTGGTAATTTCTCATGGGGTAGATTATCAAATACAGTTGATTTGAGTAGATTAAATCCAATTGCAATAGGTGTAACTGGAAGAGTGGTTTCTGGACTTGCAACATATCCAGTGGTTACAAGAAGAGGTGGTGCTGGTTCTTTAAGAAACAAAGGATCAATTTACACTATCTAATTCATAAAATCTGTATAAATATCTAAAAAACTATCAATATGTCTGCGTTAATAACAGATAAATTTAGAATATTTAATGCGAGCAACTTTGTAGACTCTGTTTTAGATTCAAACAATTCGTATTATGTCTTTTTGGGGCTATCGAATCCAGCGGTAACTGGATTTGGAAGAACTGATGTGTGGGACGATAATGATGGAACACCACCAAATCCAACAGACAATCAACAGTATGCATCTCACTACAGAGATACTTCTTTGTTTGGAAAAAAAGTAACTTCTGAAAATATTAGAAGAGTTATAAGAAAGGTTGAATGGACTTCAAATACTGCCTATGACATGTATAGACATGATTATAGCGCATCAAATTTAACTCCAGTTTCAGAATCGCTTAGATTATATGATTCAAATTATTACGTAGTTAATAAAGATTTTAGAGTTTATATCTGTATTGATAATGGATCTTCTGGAACTAATTTGAAAGGTGAAAGATCCAAGTTTGAACCAGTTTCTACAGACCTTGCACCATTTGCTGCTGGAAGTGATGGATATCTTTGGAAATACTTATTTACGATTGCTCCAAGTGACATTGTTAAATTTGATTCATCAGAATATATTGTTCTTCCAAATAATTGGAGCTCTTCCACTGATCCAGAAATATCACGAGTAAGAGATGGTGGTGACTCTGAGGTAAATAACAATCAAATTAAAAAAGTTTATATTGAGAGTCAAGGCACTAGTGGATATAGTGATGGAATTTATAATATTTTAGGTGATGGTTCTGGTGCTCAAGTTGAAATTATAACAACTGGTGGAAAAATTACTGGAACTAACGTTGTTGCTGGTGGTAGTGGTTATACATGGGGCGTTGTAGACCTTCAAAGAAGTGGAACAATCGCTTCTCCCGCAGCAAAATTAATTCCAATTATTCCACCATCCAGAGGTCATGGATATAATATCTATGAGGAATTGGGTGCTGATAGAGTTTTAGTTTATGCTAGATTTGATGATTCAACTAGAGATTTTCCTACCAATACTCAATTTGCTCAGGTAGGTATTATTAAAAATCCAAAGGAGTATGCTTCTGGGATAACAACTTATACTGGATCTACTTTTTCATCTTTATATGGTATTAAGTTGGATGATGGATATACGGGCACTCCAGTTATTGGTCAAAAAATTACACAAACACAATCATCCACGCAGATAGCAAAAGGATATATTGCATCTTATGATAGCGATACAAAAGTTCTTAAGTATTATCAAGATAGATCTTTGTATTTCAGCAATTCTTTAAATGAAACTGACGGAAATAATGTTAGTGTTGTTTCAAAAATTGTATCCTTTAACAGTTCAAATTCTATAGTTTTCCAGGATACTACAAACACAACTGTTTCTGCAGGATTCACTGGAAGTACTTCTAACGGAGTAAGTTTGGGAGTTAATTTTACATCGGGTCTTTCTAATCCAGAGATAAATAAAAAGACGGGTGATATTATCTATATTGATAATAGACCAGTCGTAGAAAGAAACGTAAGACAAAAAGAAGACATTAAAATCGTTCTGGAATTCTAAAAAAGATGGCACAAAAAACAGACTTAAACATCAACCCATATTTTGATGATTTTGACTCAGAAAAAAATTTTTACAAGGTCTTATTTAAGCCAGGATATCCAGTTCAAGCAAGAGAGTTAACAACTCTTCAGTCTATCTTACAAAATCAAGTCGAATCTTTTGGAAGTCATATTTTTAAAGACGGTACTGTAGTAAGACCAGGAAACATATCTTTCGATAATCAATTTTATGCTGTAAAATTAAACCAAACTAACCTTAGTGTAGATGTTTCTGTTTATATTAATAATTTCATAGGTAAAAAAATAACGGGTCAAGTATCAGGAACAACAGCAAAAATTCAATATGTTGCTTTTCCAGATGGTGCAGAAGTTGAAGACCTGACAATTTATGTAAAATATTCTAATTCTAACAACAATTATTCCTTTAATCAATTTCAAGATGGAGAAGCATTAGTTGCTGATGTGAACGTAACATATGGAAATACAACAATTAATGCGGGAACTCCATTTGCAACTTTAATTTCTCTAAATGCAACTTCAGTAGGTTCTTCAGCATCTATTGGGGAGGGAACATATTTTGTTAGAGGTTACTTTGCAAATGTCTCCAAGCAAACTATCATTTTAGATAACTATACAAATACTCCATCATATAGAGTTGGTTTAAAAGTTGAAGAGACAATTGTAAATGCAAAAGACGATTCTTCTCTTTATGATAATGCCAAAGGATTTTCCAATTATTCAGCACCTGGTGCCGATAGATTTAAATTAAATCTTGTTCTTTCTAAAAAATTACTGAGCGATAAAAATGACACTGATTTTATAGAATTACTGAGAGTAGAGAATGGTAAGATAAAGAAAATTGATAATAAAACTGATTTTAATAGATTTCAAGATTTTCTTGCAGAAAGAACATATGAAGAGTCTGGACACTATTCTATAGAAGACTTTGATATTTCTGTCCACAATTCTTTAAATGATAAGTTAGGTAATGATGGTATATTCTTTAATACGCAAAC